TTAGGTGTTCTTTCCGATCCTGGCGGCGCCGCCCAGCAGGCTGGTGGCCGCGCCCAGGAAGCCGGCGTCCTCCGCATTGCCGGCGCTCTCGCGCGCCGCCGAGGCCTGCTCGCCATACATCAGGCTCTGGTTGAGATAGTTGGTCGCCTGGCTCTGCCCCTGGTAGCGGATGTTCAGGGCGTCCAGTTCGGCATTGCCGACGGACTGGCCGTAGACGTCCAGCGGGCTGCCTTCAAAGGCCACGCCGGACTGGCCCAGGGCGGCGCGCTGCTGGGAGAGCTGCCAGGCGCTCTTGCGGCGCTGCGCGTCTTCATTGGCGCTGGCGGCTTGCTGGGCGCCAGTGGCGTTGTTGCGCGCGATCGTCGCGTTGGTGTCGGCGGCGCTCGCCTGGCGCTGGTAGTTGCTGCTCGCCGCGCTGGCGCTGTCCATCGCGCTCATGGCGCCGATGACGGCGCTGACGGCCATGATCCAGGATCCGGGGTCCATGTTCAGTCTCCTTTGTGTGCGGTTGCGTTGGGCGCGGCGCCGTGTCCTGCCGCGCCGCCATACAGGCGTTGGGCGTGCTCGGCGAGCTGGCGCACGATCACGGGGTTCGAGCCGGGGCCGCGCGCCAGGGCGGCTTTAAGGCCGGGGTGGGCGCGGGCGGCGGTGTCCACCAGGCGGCGCGCGCCGCTGAGCATTGCATCGGTGCGCTCGCCCCAGGCGCGCGCGAGGGTGGCGCGGGTGTGGGCGGTGAGGCGGTCGATCTCGGAGGCGCTGGGCGGACCGGCGCGGTGCATGCGCTCGGTTTCGCTGTAGAGGCTTTGCGCGATGGACTGCGGCAGGCGCATCGTGTGGAACCAGGCTCGTACGGCGCTGATGTCTTGCGGGTCCATCTTCACGCGCGGGTCGAGTTCGAGGGCGTAGCCGTCGGGGGTCTGCGGCGGGGCGAACAGGGGGTCGATGGGCAGGGCTTGCAGTTCGGCCAGGGTGGGATCAAGCGCGGCATCGGGCACGTCTTCCTGCTGCGGCGTGGCGCCGGAAGCGGGCGCCGCGTCGGCGGAGAGGCCGGCTTGCGGCAGGCCCGCTTGCGCGTGCGGCGCGGGGTCGTGGGCGAGGAAAGCGGCGCCGGCGGGTGAAGCAGCGGCGGCCGGGTTCAGCGCCGGCATGGCAGCGCTGCCCGCCGGGAAGGCGGGCGCGCCTGCGGTGAACGCGCCGGCGTGCGTGGGCTGGCTGGACGCAGCAGCGTGGGCATCAAAGTGGGCGCCGTTGTGGGCACCACTGTGGGCACCGTTGTTTGCACCATTGCGGGCAACGGCGGCGGAAGCGCCGGGCGCGGCTGCGTAGCCGCCGGCGGCGTATTCGCTGGCGAGCATCTGGCCGGCGGCCTCCTGGGTGAGGTGGCCGGAGGCGACCAGGGCCTGGGCCATGGCGTTCAGGCCGGCGGCTTCGGAGGCTTGCATCATGCGGCCTCCGGGCGGTTGTGGGCGTTGCGATTGACTTCGTGTGCGGCGTCCTGGGCCGGCTGCGCGGGGCGGGCGGCGCGTTGCAGGGCTTCGCGGGCCTGGGAGGCGGAGAGGGGCAGGAGGAGGATGTCGCGCGCGCCGGCGTCCAGGGTGACGAGGTTGGCGCGTTGGCGCGCCAGGTGCGCGGCCGAGCCGCCAACGCCGGGGCCGTGGCTCTTGCCGTCGGTGGCGCCGTAGAGGTAGGCGGCCGCGCGGGCGTAGAGGTCGCGGCCGTAGGTGGCGGGGCGGTGCGGCGGGTGTTCGGGGAGCGCGGCCCAGACGGCTTCGCTGGCATCGACGGCGTGCTCCAGGGCAAGCGCGTAGGCGTCGGCGCAGGCTTGCAGCTCGGTGATGGCAGCGCGGCGCTGCTGCAACAGGGCCTGGGCGTGCTGCCAGCGCGCTTGCGCGGCGGCGCGCGCCTGTTCGGCGCGCAGTTGCGCGAGGCGTTCTTGCAGCGATTCGAGGGCGGCGGCCAGTTCGGCTTCGTGGGCGCCGGCGCGGGCGGCGGCGGCGCGGCTGTGCTCTAGCTGGGCGTCGTCGGCGCTGGCCAGCAGGTCGAGCACGGCGCGCTGGTGGGCCAGGCGCTTTTCATGCGCGAGCTGGGCGGCGGCGGCGTGGGCGCGCGCCAGTTCGGCGATCGCCTCCTCGAGCTGCGCGGGCGTCTGCGCGCGGCTGGCAATGAGCTTGCGCAGGCGGGCGAACAGGGAGAGGGGCGCGGGGGACGCGGGGCGCGAAGGGGACAAGGGGGATGAGGGGGATGAGGGGGATGAAAGATTCGCAGGGGACGAAAGGTTCGCGGGGGCCGAATGGGCCGAAGGGGTCGAAGGGTTCGAAAAAGCGGGCGGGCTGTGGCGCGGCATGTGGGCCTCGTGGTGGAAAGGTGGCGTGGGGAGACGGCGCGGGCCGCGTTCAGGCGGGGCGCGCGGTGTCGGGAAAGGGTTCGGAGGTGGAGGTGGAGGTGGAGGTGGAGGTGGAGGCGGGGCAGGGCGGCGCGGCAGGTGCTTCTTCGCGCAGCCAGGCGTAGAGGCGGCTATCGCGGCCCTCGGGGGTGAAGCGGCGCATGCCTTGCGGGGTTTCGCAGGCAAAGCCGAGCAGGCGCAGCCAGCGCGCGCCGGCGGCAAAGCCCTGCTCGGCGTGCGCCTCGATGCGCGCGTAGGGACATGAGGCGAGCCAGCGGCGCACCGCGCGGGTGAGCGCGAGCAAATGCGGCCCGCAGTCGCGCGAGAGCAGGCCCCAGGCGAGCGCGCGGCCGGGGTGCAGCGCGTGCGCGCCCAGGCAGGCGATGACGCGGGCGCCGCCGTCCTCCTCTTGCAGCAGCGCGGTGTAGGCCTCGGTCTGCGCCAGGGCCTGGGCGTAGCCGCGCCCGGCGAGCTGCGCCTGCACGTGCGCCTGGCCGGGCTGCAGGATCAGCGCGTCGAGATCGGCGGGGGCGTAGGGGCGGATGACGATCCGCGGCCAGTGCAGGCGCGGCCAGGGCGGGGAGGGGTCGGCAGGACGCGCGGGTTTTACCGGCGCGGGCGCTGCCGCGCTTTCGCGGGATGCGTGCCCAGCCTGCGCGCCACGCGCAGCACGCGCATCGATGCGGGCGAGGGCAGCGGCGGACGCCGTGCCTGCCGGCGCGGCGCATGCCGCCAGCACGGTCGTCTCCGAAATGGATGCCTCCGGGGCGAATGTTGCCGGCGCGGCGGTCACGGACGCGCGTGCCACCTGCCCGGCCGCCTGCGGCGCGGCTGCCCCTGGCAGGTCCGCGCGCGGGCGCGTCAAGGCGCAGCGGCCGGCAACCTCGCTGGCGCGCGATGCGGCGGTGCGCGCGTGATTGCGCGGGCGCGGGGCCAGGCCGCGCGCCCAGGCGGTGTTTTGCGTGGCGGCGGCGACAGGATGCTCGGTGGACTGTTCCATGTTCTTGTGCGCCTCAGCGGTCATAGACGTGGGTTTGCGGCATCACCGCGATGACGGTGGCGGGCAGCGGCTGGTCGTTCTGGATCCAGACGCGCGGCTCGTAGGTGTAGTCGCCGTCGAACTCGACGATCTTGTCGCCGGTGTACAGGGGCGGGGGCGCGTCCATCAGGTCGGCGCCGCTTCTGAAGGGCAGCTCGTCCAGGCGCGTGCTGTCCGGGCCGTATTGCGCGCCCAGGGTTTCGTGGAAGCGGATGGCGAGCTTGTTGATGCGCGCGGTCTTGCCCTGGCTGGTACCGTCCGCCCCGCCGGCGTTCAGGCGCATGGTGCAGAGCCTCGCCGGGCAGGGCAGGCCGACCTGCGCGACGCTGGCGGGCGCCTGCAGGGTGATCGCGCCCCCAAGCACCACGCGCTGCGGGTGCGAGGCGCCGCCGGCGAGCACGTCCACCGTCATGCCTTCGAGGTGCGACAGGCCGGAGAGCGTGGTGACGGTCATGCGCCAGGCGTTGGCCGCCGGGGCGGCCGGCAGCAGCGGGTTGGCGGCCTGCGCGGGGAACGGCGCTTCGATGGTGGCGAGCACATTGCTCGCGTCGACGAAATTGGTGATCAGGGCCTTGGCGCTGGTCCAGGTTTGCGTGCGCGTGCCGCCGGCATCGACCGAGGTGGCGAGGTAGCGGTAGTGGATGGCGCGGCCCACGTCGCTAAGCGAAAACACCGGCGCGGAGGTGGCGAACGGCACATTGCCCGCGCCCTTGGCGAGCGCGCCGGCGCCAGGCGTGAGGGCGGCATTGATCTTGCCGTCGAAGGTCAGGCCGCAATCGACGTAGAAGGCCTGTTCAATGTCCTCGCCGTCCTGGTGCTCGGCTTCCATGTATTCGATGTAGCGGCGCGTCACGCCGTTCACCGTGCGGCGCACGATCAGCCAGAGTTCGTTGCGTCCGCCATCCGGGCTGGGGATGCAGGTGAGCGCCTCGGCCACGCCGTCGCCGCCCAGCGGGTGACGGTGCCAGCCGACCACATCCTGCTCGCGGTTGAAGGTGAGACCCAGCAGCAGGCCGTCGGCGCGCGCGTACCAGAGCACGCTATGCGGCTCCTGCTGGAAGTCGCAGGCGGTCAGGCCGCTTTGCGTGACGTGCTCGGAGAGCACGGTCAGGTCGGTGCTCTTGTAGCTGTCCGGCCCGAAGTCGTACGCCATCTCGCGCACCTTGCGGCCGCTGCGCTGCACGTAGACAATCGACGCGCCGATGCGCTGCGGGGCCAGCGAGCGGCTGCCGTATTCGCTCTGCGGCTGCACGGTGATGTTGTCCGGCCCGAACACCTGGTTCTTGGTCATCTCGCAGCAGCGGAATTCGCCGCCGGCCGTGCCGATCAACAGGTCCACGCCGGGGTCCAGCCACTGCACCTGGTTGACCTTGCGCGCGACGATGGTGATGGAAATCGCGCCATCGGCGGCGACCTGCCCGAGCTCGTCGCGCGGGTTGAAGTTTTCATAGTCGCCGGTGACGCTCATCCAGACGCGCTGGCCGGCGGCGAAAACGAGGCGCTCGCGGAAGAAGGTGACCTGCGAGGGGTAGCCGTCCACATCGTTCCAGGCGCCCAGGGCCCAGCGCATGGTGGCGTTGCCGCCGCCTACCGCGCCGGTGGGTATGGTGGAGAGCACGGTGGCGCTGGCGTGCCTGCTGTCGGTGACGGCGGTGATCTTCGCCCAGCCGTAGCCGGGGTCCAGGTATTGCCACTGCACGCCGGCGGTGCCGTCGTAGGCGGCGCCCACCGTGTGGGTGGGCTTGACCCCGCCCGAGGTGCTGCTGTTCAGGGCGTAGTAGTTCACGCCGTTGCTGCGCACCAGGTTGCCGGCGCTGTAGGTCTTGCCGGCTTCCCACTGGTTGATGTCGCGCACGTCGCGCTCGCCGATGTAGAAGAGCGCGCCGACATGGCCGGGCAGGAAGATGTCTTGCCCGGCGGTAATGCTGATGGCCCCGCCGGTGCCGCTGGCGTAGACCTGCGAGGCGGCGTCCGAGCCGATGGTCTTGAAGGGGCCGCCGGCATTGGCGACGGCGGTCAGGGTCCAGGCGGTCGCGCCAAAGCGCGTCAGCTTGCGCGGCTGGTAGGAAGGGTGGGCGATGTAGATGATGTCGCCGGATTGCGCGAAGCGCAGGCGCAGGGTGCCATCGGTATCGAGCAGATCGGCGGCGGTGTAGGGCGTGGGGATCTCGTAGAGGCTGCCGGGCTGCGCGTACCAGTACGTTGCGTTGGGCGGGGCGTTGCCGGTGGTGGACGCGATGCAGTAGTACGTGACGCCGCCGGAGGCCGCCAGGTCGCCGGGCTTGTAGGCGGTCGCGCCGCTGTAGGCGGCCACGCCGCTTGTCACCACCTGGCCGTGGTTGGCGTAGAAGCGGATGTAGCGCTCGCCGAACTCCAGCACGTAGGCCTGCGTGGTGTTGAACTCGAAGCGCAAGAGCCAGGTGCGCTTGCTCGAATCCTTCACCTCGCCGACAAAGCGGGTGCCGGCGCGGCGGATCGCCGGGCCTTGCACCGAGAGCAGGAAGTTCTCGATGCGCCGCGCGCCGTTCGAATATTTTCCGAGGTCAACGCGGCCCTCCAGCTTGGGGGAGAGTTCGCCGGCGTTGAAACTCGTTTGGATGGGGGAGGCTTTGGCCATGGCTGCCTTTCGACAAAAGTAAAAACCTACTTTTGTCGAGTGCTGTCGAGTGAAAAACCGGATGGCAAAGCCACGCGGTTTTTCAGAGGAACTGCGACGAAAGATCGGTTCACGTTGCGCTTGGAGGTTCTTGCTACTGGTTCGATTAGTGCCACGACATAAGGCGGCTGCTTATTCGTCGCAGCTGTTCTGCGCAATCGACCTGCTTTGGCGGCGATTGCGTATTGGTAAGCCCAGGCAAAAGCAGGTGTTCCCTTTTGCCCGCTACAACCGCGCGGTCACCCACGCGTCATCGGCAATCCCCTGCGGCGGCTTCTCGATGGCGTTGACCAGCGCGGCGGCCTTGATCGCGGCCTTGTAGTCTTCCGAGGCGACGCTCTTTTTCTCGTTGGCCTGGGTGATGCCTTCGCAGGCCTCGTAGGCCAGCTTGGCGGCCAGGGCTTCGACGAACAGCGCGTCGAACGTGCCGGGGTCGTTCACGTCCGCGACATAGCGGATCTTCAAAGGAGCAGCTTCGTCCGAGAGCAGCACGCCGCCCTCGATGGCGTAGGCGCTGTCATCGGTGTTGCGGTAGTCCGCCGCCGAGGGCGCGTCCTGGAACTCGCCGGCCTGCACGATGCGCAGGAAATCGGCGGGCAGTTGATAGGCGCGCGCGTAGCCCCAGGCCGGGGCCTGGGCCAGCGAAGGCAGGGCCGCGCGCTTCAAGGCGAAGGCCCAGAAGTGGCGGCGCAGCTCGGCGCGGCGCACCGTGTCCCACAGGCCGCCCATGATGCGCGCCTGCTTGTTGTTGTCGCCCATCGAAGCGAGCGGCAGCGCGCCCAGCTTGAACAGGGCGCGGTTGACGATTTCTACCTGGCCGGCCACGATAAATTCCTTTCAGTCAATTGGCTGCGTACACAAACATCGCAAAGCGATGTTTTCCTGGCGATGCATCGCGCAGCGATGGTTTCCTTGGGAGGCATCGCGCAGCGATGGTTGCCAGGCGCCTCAGGCGGCGACGTTGTATTTGCCGCTGGTCTCGATGTAGGCGTGCAGGCGCTGCAGCGCGGCGAGCACCTGCAGGCGCGCGTGCTGGCCCGACAGGCCGAGCGCGGCGAGGTTGTCCCAGTCGACGGTCAGTTCGATGTTCTTGGCGACGGTGGCCGCGCCCACTGCGTCAGTGATGGCGTGGTCGTGGTCTTCGGGGTTGATGGAGTAACGGCGGGTGGCCATGGCATTCCTTTCATTGGCTCAGAGTCGAATTTCGGGCAAAGGGGGACCCTGGGCGGCCAGGCGGCCGCCCCGGTTCCTGTTGAAGTTCAGTGCCTCAGGCGCGCTGCATCACGCGCCGTGCATCACGCGCCGTGCATCACGAGGCGCGCATCACGAACCCCGCATCGCGAGCCTCGCATCACGAACCGGAGTCCACGTACTGCACCTCCAGGCCGATCAGGCCGCCGGCGGTGAGACTGGTGGTGACGAGCACGACAATGTCGAGCGTGCCGCCCGGGTCGCTGGTGAGGCCGGCGGCCTGCCAGAGCGGCTGTTCCTGCTTCGACAGGTTGTAGTTGCCGGACTGGTTGGTGACGTTGGCCTTGGAGAGCGCGGAGGCGACCGATTGCGCGGAGGCGAAGAGGGCCGTGGCCGTCGCATTGATCACCGCCGGGAAGGCGGCGGTGCCGGAGTCGCGCGTGCTGCGGCCCACGCCGATGGAAACCACGCCGGCGGTGAGGGCGGCGCAGGAGAGCAGCACGTTGCGCACCATCGCGTTGGAAGGCAGCGCGATCAGCGCGTAGGTGGAGCCGGCGGCGTACGTTGCGCCACCGGTGTCGGCGCTGCCGGCGGTGATCGAGCCGACGGCGGTCTTGAGCACGCCGCGCTCCAGGCGGCCGTCATTGATGACGGCGGGGATGGCATCGCGGTTGGTGACCGGGGTGCTCTTGAGGTTGACTACAGCCATGAGGAAATCCTTTCAGTTCGGTTGGAAGCGCCGCGCGGGAGGCAGTGGTGCGAGGAGATTGCGGTAGCACGGGCGCGGTATTCGCGTTCCCTTCGCTGCCCCGCGCCCCACCCTGCCCGCCGGAGGCGGGCAGGGCATGCACTCGAGTGCCACAAACTCGCGATGCTTTGCTTCTGTTTTTCGCTTTTGCCTTTTGCTTTTTCGTTGCAGTTCAGTCAAAGAATCATCCGGCTCTGCCGGTGATTCTTTGCGAGACAGGCCGCTCAAAAGTAGGGGTGTACTTTTGAGCGATCAAGCACACGGGAGCTCGACGACCATCTTCTCCTGCAGCCGCGTGCCGCCAAAGGTGCCGTACAGGTAGACCTGCCAGGGCAGCCCGGCCAGGTCCTTGCGCTGGCTGACGTCGGCGGAGAGGTCCTGCCACATGCCCAGGTGCATGCCTTCTTTCACCCACAGCGGGCAGCGCGTCTGGCCCGCGCCGTTGGTGGGCAGGCGCTCGCTGTGGATGAAGTCGACGCGGCCCCAGCTCATGAGAAAACCGTCGTTGATCACGGCCTTCTCGGGGTTGTAGTCCGCGTTGATCACCTGCACCTCGTCCATCAGGTTGCGGTTCTGCTTGGCGCTGGTGGCGCAGTAGAGGCGCTGGCCGGAAGACGGGTCGTAGGCCTCGGCGGCCAGCAGCATCTGGATGCCGGCCTTGATCTTCTCGACGTTCATGCCGGTGGCGGCGGACGCGCCTTCGGAGGCCGAGACCTGCTGGCTGGCCGGGAAGGCCGTGGCGGTGGCGCCGGTGCCGCCGGTCTGCGCGATGCCGAAGAAGGCGGCAACGATTTCATCGTCCATCGCGCGCGCCATCGCGTTCATGCCGTTGGTCACGTAGGAGGACTGCGGGTCGATCAGCATGCGCAGCTTGTCGATGCCGTCGATCAGGTCGTTCCAGTCGTAATCCGACGGGTAGACCCAGCGGCGGTCGGTCTGCGTATCGGCCGGGGTGAGGGAGGGGTAGCGCGTGGTGCGCTTGGTCGCGGTGGTGGCGGCGAACTGCTCGACCGGCACGCCCTGGCGGCCGACGTAATTGCCGGTGGTCACGGCGTTGCGGAAGCGCGAGCCCTTCTGCTGCGCGAGGATCTGCACATTGGTGGTGTACTGCTGGACGAAATGGGTGGTGACGAATTGGCTCATGGCCGGTTCCTTGAAAAGTGGCTGGACTGGTGGCTCGCCGGGCTTGCCCTCACGCGTTCACGCGAGGGGCCGCGACATGCCCGGTTACGCCGGGCAGCGGCATCGTCCGGATGCTTTCGGGCCGGGGCTTGCGCCTTGCCGGCCGGGCAGTTCGCTTGTCGTGCGGACCGCGTCTGGTTCATGGATGGGTTTGTTGATGCGTTCGCTGATGCGTTCGTTGATGCGTTTCGTTGATGAGGGCGTTAATGCGTTTCGCTAGGACGTTGGGTGATGTGCTGACTCATGCATACAGCGATGCGCCGGCAGGTGTGTTGCTTGAAAGCTCCTCAATGCAGGTGCAGCGAGCGGTGCAGGGAAATGCGCATGCCGTTCATCGCGCCCATGCGGAAGGCGCGCGCCGGCGCGCTGCTCCATGCGCATTCACCGGCGCTGCGCGCGTTATTCCAGGCGATCACGGCCTGCGGCTGCAAGGTGAGAACGAGAGCGAGCAGCGCATCCATCTATTGCTCCCCGCCGGGAAAGGCCATGCGGTGCAGGCGGTTCATCTCCGCCGCCTTGCCGGCATCGCCCGCGATATAGCTCGCCGTCCATGCACGGTCGGCGCGCAGTTGCGCAATGCGTGCGCGCGCGTCTCCCGGTGAGTAATGGCCGCTCAAGCCGGCGTCGCCGCTGGAGATGAGGCGATGCTCGGCCAGGCCCAGGCCCGCTTTTGCCATGAAGCGCAGGAACGTGGCGGTGCCCAGGGACTGCTCCAGCTTGCCCATCAGCGCGGTGCGCGCTTCGGCATCGCGCGCGGGCAGGAAGTGCAGCGCGGCGCGGCGCGCGCGGTCGGCGTTGGCCTCAAAGCTGCCGCCCCACTCGCTGCGCAGCTGCGCCAGTTCATTCTCGGACTGCGCGCGCATCCTTGCCCGGTCCTGCGCCTGTGCGTTTGCCAGGTGCTCGTTCCAGCGCTGCGCCAGCACGCCGGCCGAGCGCGCCGGGATGCCGGCTTCGTGCATCCAGCCGGCGGCGGTGCGCGCGAAGTCTGCCGGCGCGCCCTCCGGTACGGCGAGCGCATAGCCCTCGGCGCTGTCGGGCACGCCGATGCGCGCGCGGAAGTTGCGCAGTTCTTCAGGGCTGGCGTTCTCGCCCGGTACCGCGACCATGCGGCCGGCGCGCTCGGCGCCGATCATGCGCTCCAGGTTGTAGTTCGACTCGACGGCGGCAAGCGGGTCCTTCCAGCCCTTGGCCTGCGCCCAGCGGCGCAGCTGCTCGTCGGGCAGGGCGGCGTACCAGGGCGCGTCCTCGCCGGTGGGTACCGGTGCGCTTTCCATCCCGGCAGCGGCGTGCGTGCCGGGCGCGTGTGCGGCAGCTGCCCGGGCATGGCCGCCTTCGCCGGGCGCGCTGGCTGGAGAGCCGGCGGGAGCGCGGGAAGGGTCGCCGTGAGAGGCGCCGGCATGGGAGCCGCCGCCGTTGGAGCCACCGTGATGGGCTGCGCCGCCGAGGGGCGGGCCGCCATGCGATTGGCCGGCATGGCGCGGCGTGTGCGTGGCGCCGTCGCGCAGCGGGCCTTGCGCGGCAGCGTGTTGCAGGAGGTCTTCGCTCATTGCTTGATTTCCTTGTGTGGCGTTCATTCCCCGTCGCCTTCTTCCTTCATGCGCAACAGCGCGGCGTCGTCCAGGTGCAGGTGCGAGCAGATGCGCAGGTAGACTTCGCGCCGGCCTTCGTTGACGGCCATTGCATGCGTATCGATAACGCCGCTTTGTGGCGAGACAATCACCGAGCTGGAGGCGGCGCGGCAGAAGCGGCGCAGGTCGGCCAGCACCTGCTCGCCGGCGGGGGTGGAGAAGGCGGCGCGGTAGTGCGAGCGACGGCGCAGGATGCGGTCGATCTGGCGGTGCAGGGCATCGATCATCACGCCCCCTGCGGCAGGATCGCCGGCGCCTGTTGGTTCGGCAGGCTGGCTGCCAGCGCGCCGGCCTGCGCGAAGTTCTTCGCCGCCGAAGCCGCGACCGGCGCGGCGGCCAGCAGCGCCTGCATCTGCTCGGCCTGCTGCTGCGCGCCTTGCTTGCGCGCGATTTCTTCATCGCTGTGCAGGGTGTGCTCGGGCACGCCATTGATGTCGGCCAGCTCGCGCGCCATCGCCACGGCGTCGAACAGCATGGTCACGCGCTTGTCGAATTGGGCGAGCGGCGCGATTGCCTGCAGCGTGTTCATGATGCCCACGCCGGCGGCGGCGCGCTGCGCCAGGTTGAGCGGCGACTGGTAATCGACCTTCACCATGCCGCCGGCCTGTTTCAGCTCGGGCGGCATCTCGGGCAGCAGGCCCGCATGCGCCAGCACATCGAGTTCGCGCGCGATCATCGGCCCCAGCAGTTCGGTCTGGATGCGGCCCATGGTGGGCGCCAGCAGCTGGCCCTTCTCCTGCGCGCGCAGCATCGCTTCGGTGGCGGTGATCGCCGGCTCCTGCACCAGGATGCGGAACAGCGTGACGAAGAAGGCGTCGTTGATCACCTCGCGCTCGGCATTCATCATCTCCATGCCGATCTGCACCTGGCCGCGCGTCTCGAACGGAATCGCCATCGGCCGCCCATTCGCATCGACATAGCCGAAGTTCAGCGCATTGGGCCGCATGTTGAAGCTTTGCAGGCTGCCGTCGTCGGTCAGCATCACCGGCGGGTCCACCACCTTCTGCCCGGCGCGGATCAGGGTCTTCTTCATCTCGTTGAGCGTCTTGATGGTGGGCAGCACCTTCATCGCCGGGCTGCGGCCGTAGGTCTCATTCGGCGCGGTCTCGAAGCGCGGCACGGCGAAGGGAAACACGCGGTAGCCCCCTTCGGAGACGATCGCGCGGTCTTCCAGCGACAGGTAGGCCGAGTAATAGGCCATGCCGGTGGCGTCGTAGCGCTCGCCATCGCAATCCTGGTTGGGGCGCACGCAATGCAGGAAAGCGAAACGTGCATTGCGGTCGCGTTCGTGCGCCAGGCGGATGCGCTCGGGCAGGTTCTCGACGCCGAACAGCGTCGCGGCCTGGTGGGCGCTCAGCTCAAACTTGCGGTGCAGGGTGTCGATCACGCCATGCCCGTCCTCGGCGAGATAGGTCTCTGCCAGCGGCAGGCTCTTGTAGCGCAGGCCAAAACCGGGCACGTCGTCAATGAACAGGATGCCGGTGCCGAAGGCGCCGATGTCCATCACGCACTCGCCGCTCTGCGCCTGGAAATTGGCGCGCGGCGCGTAGCGCAGGCGGAACAGGATGTCGGTCACCTGTTCCAGGTAGCGCTTGACGTTCACGTTCTTGGCCAGCTGCGGGTCCTGCGTGGTCAGCGTGTGATAGCGCTGCGTGGCGGGGAAGGACATGCTGATCACGGCAGCGGCGAATTTCGACAGCGCCAGCGGCGCGGTGTCGTCAAAAATCCGCTGGTTCAGCTTCTCGCCGCCGGGGCGGGTACGCTGCTCGAACAGGTTCTGGTTCGGGCGCACGCGTTCGGCCACTTCGCGCCAGTGGCCTTCCCACAGGCCGCGCCGCGAGGCGAGCTGCTCGTGTTCGCGGATGCACTCGGCTGCACGCTCGTCCAGGCCCGCGTCGAAATTGCGCGAAGAGGAGGCAGGCGCGGCGTGGTGATCCGTCTGGTGTTGATGGGTCTGGGTCATGAAGGGTTCCTGGTTGATGCGCGAAGGGCGGTTATCGTGGCCGCGCTTGCCTTATCCGTTCGTCCTGAGCTTGTCGAAGGACGAGGCGCGGAGTGCGGCCGGTGGTGCACGCGCGCTTCGACAAGCTCAGCGCGAACGGGGAAGGATTGAAATCGCGCAATCCGCATCGCTCCCTAGCCCGCGATGTTCGCCGGCACGCCGGTGGCGCTGGCGTTCACGGCGGTGGCGGTGGTGGCGACCACGCGGATCGGCCCTGCCGCCGCACGGAAGTTCGCCGTGCCGTTGGCGGTGATAGCGACGGCGGCAGCGGTGCCGTAGTGGTTCACCGGCAGCCAGGCGCCGGAGGCGGCGAGCTTTTGCAGGGCCACGCTGCCGCCGCCGAAAGTTGCGTCCACGTCGAGCACGCCGTCGCCGCCCGGCCAGTCAAAAGCGTTGCCGGTGCCGCTGCCGGCGGTCATCAGGTCCAGTCGTATGCGTCTTGCCATGTCAGGCTCCTAGGAGGGTCTTGCCCTGGGTTTCGGGGGTGGCCGCGCCTTGCGGGCCGGTGACGTTGGAGGCCAGCGCGCCCTTGCGGCGCAGCAGCGCGGCTTCCTGGTCCTGCTGCTTGGCGTCGGTGTCTTCGATGGTGGGCGGGGGCGCCTGCTGCACCACCGGGGCGGGCGCGGGCGGGGGCGAACCGCCGCCCTTGCCGCCGCCGCCTTGCTGCTGCTGGCAGGGTTGTGCCTGCATCAGGCGGCCGTCCTGTTCAAAGGCAGCCGGCGCGAGCACTTGGTGCGCGCGCGAGCCGCTGGGCGCTGCGTGTTGTTCATTCATGCTTGCCTCGGTTCGGTTGGGTTAAGGAATTCGGGATGGGGAAAGGCGCCGCCAGCGAGAGCGCGTGCACATCCAGCAGCTCGCCTTCTTCCAGGTGCACGCGCCGCACCGTCGCTTCATGCGTAAAGCCCAGGCGGGCGACGATGCGCGCGATCGCCGCGTGCTGCGTCCACACCAGCACCCGCTCAATGCCGCGCGGCCACACCAGGGCGAGGGCCGCCGGCATCAGCGAGCGCAGGCGCAAGGCATTGCCCATGATGTGCGGCTCCAGTACGCGCGGGTTGCGCAGCACGCAGCGGAACGCCAGGCCGGCGGCCATGTCGCCGAGCAGCCATTGCTCGCCGCTGGCAATCTGCGCGTAGACGTACTGCATGGCGTCGGCGCGGGTGTAGTCGTGGCGGATGTCGGAAGCGACCAGGTGGCGCCACAGGAAGTCCTGCACCTCCCCATCGCGGATGTCGAGGAAGTCCATCTATTGCTCCCCGAAAATTGCGTAATCGGAAATCGCGTACTGCGCGCGTGGCCCGGCGGAGGCGCGGCGCACCAGCGCGCGGCCCTCGCCGGCGCCCAGCATCAGGTACTGGTCGGCATCGGCCACGTGAGAATGGTCGTTCTTCTCCGGCACGTCGCGGTAGCGCGCCTCGCCGGCCAGCGCCATGCGCTTGTAGTGATAGGCGCCCGCGTAGGCCTTGCGCAGCAGGCGGCAGCGCGGGTGCACGATCAGCCCCGGCTCGCCATCGAGCATGCGGCGCATGGCGACCGACACCGCCTCGATGCGCAGGGTCGGCTCGTTGCTGGAGGCCGGGCGCGCCTCGATGCCGGCGGCGCGCAAGAGGTCATACGTGGTGCGCTCGTCGTCATTGCGGATGTCGCCGGCCGGGTCGCCCGTGATCGCGCGGATCGGCATGTCGCCGTAAACCTGCGCGATATGCTGGCGCAGCAGCTCGGCAAAGCGCACGATGCCCATGTTCTGCGTCACCAGCTCGGAGTGCTTGCGCCACTGGCCGTTCGGCATCTGCTGCGCGAACACGGCGGCGGGCGTGAGGCCAAAGTCCAGGCCGATGTCCAGCGGCAGGCGCGGGCTGATCTCGAACTCGCGGCAATGCACATTGTCGCGATAGTCCGGGTACACCGGCCGGCCGTCGAGCACGTAGCCGTAGTCGCCATTCACGTAGACCTTGACCCACTCGCTCCCCTTGTTGGCCTTGGCCTTCAGGTAATAGCCGGGCGGCAGGTTGGCGACATTCTCGGCCTGCGGCGATTGCCCGCCGGGCTGCGCGAACCAGGCCGAGAGCAATTGATCGGGGCGCAGCGCGCCAATGCGGCGCAGCTCGTCCTGCAATTGCGCGTTTTGTTCCGCTTCTTCACTATCCCCGCCTTTGCCGCTGGCCTCCTCGGCCATGCGGAACCACCAGTGATCGGTATCCGGCGGATTGGTGTCCATGATGATCTGCGGGTCGCTGCAGCCGCCTTCTTCCATGCGCGGGTAGCGGCCGACGCGACCCGTGAGCCCGTCGAGAATCGCGCGCGGCACTTCGCGCGCCTCGTTGATCCACGCGTCCGACAGTTCCATCGAAAGCAGCTTGCGCACGTCCTCGGGCCGGTCCAGCGCGATGAAGATCACCTCCCAGTCGATCATCGAAGCGCTATCGACGATGTGGTGCGAAGGCGGATTGGTCTCGCGCCAGCGGCCCACCGAGGGGGATATCCACTGCTGCCAGGTCTTGATCGTGGTGGTCTTGAGCTCCGGGTAGGTATTGCGGATCACCGCCGTGCGGCGGCGGATCCAGCCGTCCGAGAGGCGCTGCTGCTTCATTGCATTGGTCAGCAGCTTGATCACGCAGGCGGTGGACTTGCCCGAGCCGATCGGGCCGCGTATGGCGGCGACAAACGCATCGCTTTCGAGAAACCGCGCCGCCACCGGGCCGGGCGCGGCGTACTGCTGCGTGGGCCCGCTGCTGAATAGCGCATGGGCCGCCGCATCGCGATCGTCCGTTCCCGGCATCAGGTTCTTCATTGCTTTCTTGCCCATCACTTCACTCCCCCAGGCGCGGGACGCGCGCGGCTTGCGAATCGCCATCGGCACCGACATGCCGGCCCATGCCGTTATCGGCATGAAAGATCGCACCGGTATCGGCATGACAGGTCGCACCGGCATCGGCATGCCGGTTCGTGCCGGCACTGGCGGGCGCGGCGCAGTTCCGCCTGGCGCGAGGAGGGGTCGCCATGGGAACGCTGCCTGCGCCTTGCCCGGTGCCTTGCGCACCGGGCGCCGTGGATCGATTCGCCGTCATCGCGCGCGTCCCGCTCAATGCGCTTTGCCGTCGCGGTCCGCGCCGCGATTGCGCGCGAGCATGCGGCTCGAAGAAGCGTTCGCCGCCGAGAGGCTCATCTTCCCCGCGCGGTACGCGAAGAAAGTCGCGGCGTCCTGGATCGCGGTGAGAAAGCCGCCGAAGTCATCGAACCAGCCGTCGTAGGTCAGGCCGTCCACTTCCATGTGCAGCTTCCAGGCCCGCGCATGCAGGCTGGAACGGGTGATGCTGATGTCGCTGATGTGCAT